GTGCGGGGCACGCTGATATCGTTAAGCTCGCGCATCATTAAGCGAAGCCCTGTAGATAGCGGGCGGTTTCGCGGCAACTGGCAGGCAACTATAGGCAGTCCGGCATCAGGGCAGTTATCGTCTATTGACACCAATGGATCAGCAACGGCGGCTAATGCTGCCAATATGGCGAACCGCCTAGAGGCTGGCTCTATCTTCTACCTGACTAACAATCTGCCATATGGCGAGCGCTTAGAATATGGATACTCAAAGCAAGCGCCGTCAGGCATGGTTAGGATAACTCTCGCTGAGTACGAGAAAATACTAAGGCTTGAGGCGAGCAAAGCATGACTACCATATTCAATGACGTGCAGGCCGCGCTAGATACCAAGCTAGCAACCATAACAGGGACGAGCGTAGCGTTCCCTAATGTGCCGTATAAGCCGCAGGCAGGCACGACATACCTACGGGCTAGCTTCTTGCCCGCAGAAACCGTACAGGCGTCTATGGGCGCTAATGGGAAGGATGAAACAAACGGCATTTATCAGATAGATGTCGTAGTGCCGAGAGGCACCGGAAGGCCGCAACTAATAGACACAGTGGCAGATGTATTCAAGCGAGGTACGGTTTTATCGTACAATAGCATCAGCGTGCGGGTTAGATCAGTAAGTATGTCACCCGCGATACTTGATGATGAATGGTACTTTGTGCCTATTTCGGTCAACTTTCAATCATACACAGAGGCTAGATAGATATGGCTATTGCAAACGGCGCACAACATAGTCTGCATTACGTTGCCGAAAATACCTACGGCACAACCCCGTCAACCCCGTCATTCAGCCCGTTGCCGCACACCGGCACCACGCTGGCAGTCACAAAAGACGCTATCGAAAGCGAAACCATCAAGGGAGATCGTCAGGTAGACGATTTTCGGCATGGCAATAAGTCGGTATCAGGCGATGTAACCTCAGAGCTTGAATATGGCGCGTTTGATGACATCCTAGAGGCGGTGCTTTGCGGCACATGGGCGACTGACATCCTCAAGGCTGGCGTAACCCGCCGCTCTTTCACCTTACAGCGCAAGTTTGCCGATCTGACTACGCCGGAATTTCACACCTATACCGGCTGCGAATTTAACAGCATGGCGCTCTCAGTAGCCCCTAACGCTATGGTTGGCGTTACATTTGGTGTGGTAGGCAAGAATCTAAGCCTAGCGACTACTGCAATTACTGGCTCTACCTTTGGCTCAGACCCCACAACCTCACCGTTTGATTCGTTTACAGGATCAATCACAGAAGGCGGGTCATCTATCGCTACGGTCACGGCCATTGAGATGTCCCTAGAGAACGGCATAGAGCCATTATTTTCTGTGGGTAGCCAGACTACCAACCGCCCCTCTATTGGCCGCTCACGGCTTACAGGGACGCTCACAACGTACTTTGAGAGCAGGACGCTGTACGAGAAGTTTCTAAACGAGACTTCCAGCAGCATCGTGCTGACGCTGACCGACTTGGACGGCAACGATTACGAAATCAGTATGCCAAACGTCAAGTACAACACTGGTCAGCCAGATGTTGCCGGAGAGGGTGCCGTAACCATTGCGATGGATTTCGTAGCCCTGTACGACAGCACAGATGACAGCCAGATCAAAATTACCCGAACGGATGCATAAATATGGATATAAGCCTATTGGCTACTGCTGAGTCTCACGGGGAAGGGGCCGAGTGCAACATTCTTGACCCTGTAACCCGTGAGCCAACAGACGTATTTATCAAAATAATGGGCGCTGACTCCAAGGAATGGAGAGCGCAAAAGAAGAAGCAAACCAACGCGGTGCTTGAGGCCAGATCGCAGGATAAGGCGAAATCTATCGACTTTGATGCGATGGATGTTGATGCATTGGTAGCGGTAACGCTTGATTGGCGCGGCATTGTCTCTAATGGCGAGGATTACCCGTTTACCAAGGCAAACGCCAAGAACCTGTACCAGAATGCGCCTAATGTAGTGTCGCAGCTACTGGTTTTTCTGGCTGATGGCGCAAATTTTACCAAGGGCTGATTGATGAGCTTGGGGAGTTTGGGCGCTGGTACTTCTGGATACACTCAAGTCCAGAAGGCTCATCCATCAGTCGGTATGACAGTCTCAAGCAAGTAGAGAAATCTACAGGCAGGACGCCGCCGGAGTTATTGGCAGCGCCGCAACTACGAGGGGAGCATTCATACGCGTGGGAGACGTTTTGCTCGCTTAAATCACATACCTACGCAGAAATAGAAGCGTATGGGCGGCTGACGGGTGTAAAATTAAGCCCTTGGGAAGTAGACGCCGTTATGGTGTTGGCTAGATACAGAGAGGCGAAACCAGAATGGCAACCGAAGTCGGCACACTAGTCATAAAAACCGATACTACCGGCGTAAAGCAAGGCCAGCGCGATATAGAGCGCATGGGCCAATCAGCCGCAAAAACCACACAGCAAACCGATAGAATGGCGTCTAGCACTAAGCGGTCAAGCGTCTCTGTGGGTGACTTTGGCCGCAAAGCTGGCATGGCTGGCGTGCAGTTTGAGCAGTTAGCCGGTCAGATAGCTATGGGACAAAACCCAATGCGGGCCATAGGCGTACAGGCGGCTGACTTGGGCTTTGTTCTTGGCGTTCCCCTGCTTGGCGCAGTCGTTGGTATCAGTGCGGCTATTGCTAGCGTTCTTATCCCTGCAACAGAAGATGCTAGCGATGTCATTGACGACATGAAAGAGCGCCTGCTGGATATGGAGGAGGGCTTTGACAAGCTGACTGCGGCCCAAAAAAACTATCTGCGAGTAAACATACTTAGAGAAATAATAGCGCTGAACGACGAAATTCACGATTTAACGCACACGTTGGGACTCAGAATAAACCCGAGATTTCTCGACGTCACGACGTTAGCGGCTATCGACGAAATGAATGCAAAAATAGCCGACTTATCAGGTCAGTATGACGATCTAAATAATAATGTAGCAGAGGGCACCGACGACATAAATGAATACATAGAGTCACTACATGAAGAGTTTGCGCAGCTCGGCATGAGTGAAAGGGCTTTGCATCTCTATAAGTTGAGTGTCATGGGCGCAACAGAGGCCCAAAGGCTAGAGGCTGATGCGATATTAAGAAAAATAGAGGCGCATGAGGTCGAGATAGAGCAATTAAAGAGAATCAAGGATTTACAGCGGGAAACATTGGAGCAGATTGACGCGCACGACAAAGAAGTAAAAAAGGCAGAGGATAACGCCGCAAAAATGGCCCAGCTTGACGAAACTAGGATCGAGCGAGAGGCGCGGTTGCGGGATGAGCGACTAGCGCAAATCGAAGCAGACAGGGCCAAGGAGCTGATAAGCGACAAGGAATATTTGGATGCCAAGGCAAGCATCCATGCCGCATACAATACCGCGCTAGCCGAAGATGAGCGGCGCACTATGGACGAAATGAATCAGATAGACCAAGAGCGGCGCGATTTCCAGAAGAAGCTGGACGAAGATAGAAGGGCCGCTGCGGCAGAGATCACAAACGCATTGCTTGAGTTCGAAGATGTACTGTTAAAGGGCAAGTCAGAGAAAGAAAAGGCCGCGTACAGGCTGGCGATCAATCTAGCTGACGCCGAAAAGCGGCAGAATGCGGCAGATATCATGTCTAAATCGTATTTAGCGGCAATGAAAGCGTATGCGTCACTAGCGGGCATACCGATTATAGGGCCAGCACTGGGTGCGGCGGCTGCGGCGGCGGCTATCACAGTAGGTACATCATACGCCGCTAAATCTCTAACAGGCAGGGCGCTTGGGGGCCAAGTTAGAGCCGGAGAGTCATATATTGTGGGCGAGAGAGGCCCAGAAGTGCTGACAATGGGCACGGGTGGACGGATTACGCCTAACGAGGCGTTGCGCAATGAGTCCAACACCACATCAAACAAAACCACCAACGTCAGCTTTAACATAGAGGCCGCTGACGCGTCTGGATTTGACAGACTGCTAAATAGCAGGCGGGGGCTAATTATCCAGATGATTAACGAGGCGGTTGAAGATCAAGGCAGGGAGGCGTTCGTATGAGCTACCCGACAGACCCAGAATTTACCGCGATCAACATAACTAGCGAACACTCTAACTTGCGCTCTGAAACCAGAAGCGGGCGCACGATTGTTAGAGGGATAGGCACTCAAAGATGGCGCTTTACCGCCAAGTATGACGACCTGACAAGAGAGCAGTTTGCACCCGTTCTCGCGTTTGTAATGTCAACAAAGGGCGGGTTGGATAGCTTTGAGATTGTACCGCCAGTGGTTAGCACGTCGCAGAACACTCTGAGCGGCACGCCAGCAGTAAATGGCGCTCACACTGCGGGTGACAATACGATACAGGTAGACAGCTTTACAGGCACGCTTAAGGCCGGTGACTTCATTAAGTTTGCGAGCCATACGAAGGTTTATATGGTTGTAGCAGACCGAGACGGCGTGGGCGAGATGACCATAGAGCCAGCCTTGATAGAGGATGTGCCCAATAACAACAGCATCACCGTGACGGATGTGCCGTTTACGATGCGCCTAGATAACGATATCCAGCAGTACAGGCTCAACGGATATGACAGGTATCAGTATCAAATTGATTTGATAGAGGTAATCTAATGCCGCGCACCGTCAATGCCAGCATGGTTACGGCCTTAGAGTCTGACAGCTTTGAGATGTGCCACCTTGTATATCTGGCTATCGGCACGGGGCTTTACAGCACCGATTACAGCCACGAAATCACCTACAACTCTAATACTTATGATGCCTCTGAGTATCTGTTAGAAGTCGGAAATCCGTCAGAGTCGCAAGACTTGCGCGTCAACAGCCTCACGCTGACATTCAGCAATGTTGGCAGTACATACCTTGGGGCGTTTCTAAATAACGATTGGATTAACAGGCAAGCGATCATACGCAGGGCGGTAATTTCTGGCGGGTCTATTGTTGGCACGCCCTTGACGATATTTGACGGCAAGATAGCGGCGTTTCAAGTACAAGAGAACGATAGGGAATCAGACCTTAGCGTGTCTATTGCGTCACATTGGGCTGACTTCCAGAAGAAGGCAGGACGCAAGACCAACAACAACTCACAGCAATTCTTTTTCGCTAACGATGTGGGCTTCGAGTACGCGTCATCACTTGTGCGTGATCTCAAGTGGGGGCGTAAGTAATGGGCTTTAATCCTCTTAAAAAAATCGTCAAAGCTGTTACTGGCATAGTCGGTGATATTGTTGGCTTTCTGCTTGACCCGTTTATCGAAGAGCCAGACATTGCCACGGGCGTACTGGTCAACAAGCAGTCCAATAACGCGGCCATTCCGGTTATATACGGTGAGCGGAAGGTAGGCGGCACAAGGGTGTTTGTCTCTACTGGCGGCAGTGATAATGAATACTTGTACATCGCTTTGGCTTTATCAGAGGGCGAAGTAAACGCCATTGGTGACGTGTATATCAATGACGTGTTATCAACGGACTCAAAATATAGCGGCCTTGTAGCGATCCAGAAGTACACGGGCACAGACAGCCAAACATATAGCACGATTCTGGGCGGTGCGTCTGACACATGGGGAACAAACCATAGGCTGCGCGGGGTCGCATACCTAGCTATACGCCTAAAATATGACTCTGACGCGTTTGGCGGCATCCCTGATATTCAGTGCGTTGTGCAGGGAAGAAAGGTATATGACCCCCGTAACGGCACGACGGCTTACTCTACAAACCCTGCTTTGTGCTTGCGGGACTACCTGACTAATTCCCGATACGGAAAGGGATTGCCGACGAGCGTGATAGATGACACATCATTTTCGTCAGCGGCAAACACTTGTGACAACACGGTAACGGAGTATCAAGGCGGCGGGAGCGCCAAGCTGTTTGAATGTAACGCCGTTATTGATACCGACAAAAAGATATTTGAGAACGTAAAAATACTGTTGCAAGGTATGCGCGGCCTGATGCCGTACCAAGATGGCACATACTCGCTACTGATCGACAAAGCCACGTCTAGCACTTTCACTCTGGACGAAACAAATACCTACGCCGATATCACTGTTAGGGACGCGGGCAAAAACAAGCGGTTTAATAGGGTTAGAGCTACGTTTGTAAACCCGTCATCCAACTGGCAAGAAGATGTTGTTATCTGGCCCCCAGCCGGAAGCACAGAAGAAAGCACGTTTTTGTCTGAGGACAATAACGAGGTATTGCAGAAGGATATAAAGCTAAGCACTAACACCAACTACTATTCAGCACGCGATATCGCTCGCATCGTTTGCAGGGCGTCCAGAGAAAACCCCCTAAACATGGAGCTTACGGCGTCACCGGAGGCGCTACAGGTGGCCGTTGGCGACGTAGTGACAGTAGATCACCCGTCATTAGGCTGGACGGGCGCATCCACAAAGGAATTTCGCGTTACTGGTATGCAGTTAGTGGATACTGGCGATGTGCGTATGGGGTTGCAGCAGTACAGCAACATTTACGGCTATCAGTCGCTTGCAGAGCAGCCGGACGCACCAGCTACAACGCTACCTGACCCGTTCTCACTGCCAGCCCCTACTAGCCTTTCGCTAACTCAAGGTGTGACCATCGAAGAAGATGGCACATCCGTTTCTAGGCTTGTGGTCAACTGGACGGCATCAGCAAGCGCATTTGTCACGGCGTATATTGTAGAGCTAAGCCCTAGCGGGTTCGACTCAACGCAAGTACGCATCAGCACGCCGGATGCGTCCGGATCGGACGTTACAACGCTTCTGGTGCCAAATGCGTACACGGTGCAGTACACCGTATCGGTGCGGGCAGAAAACGACGCAGGCGTCCGCTCATCGGCTCTGACGGGCACCATTACGATTAGCGGCGACACTACAGCGCCAAGTGCGCCCACATCTGTCTCTGCGACAGGCGCATATAGGTCTATCATCGTGGCATGGACTAACCCATCGGATACAGACTTTGCGGCTGTAGACGTGTACAGGGCCGCATCGGGTGAGCCGTATACACGGGTTGCGTCTGTTGGCGGGGTCTATGGTGCAGAAGGTAAATATGTTGATGCAGGCTTAGCCGATGGCGCGACGCGGTACTACAAGCTGAAAGCGATAGACCGCAGCGGTAATGCCAGTGCCTTTACTACAGCGGTCAATGGCACTACTGACGCCGCAGATGATCCGGAATTCGGCCCGAGAAACCAGCATGGCTACGTCTATTACACGTCAGCTTCAGCCAGCCAACCAAGCACGCCATCAGCAACCAGCTTTGACTTTGATAACGGAACCTTTAGCGGGCTAACAACAGGGTGGCAATTAGACCCGATCAATCAGACCGGCGCAGATGGAAAGTATTGGGCGGCGAGATTCTCAATACTGGAAGCCACATATGATGGCAATCAGACAATTACGTTTAGCACGCCGTTCGCCTCATTTGAGTTTGACGGGCTGGTCACGTTTACAAACCTCAATACAGAGCTTGCCGATCCCGCTAGCTCGTTAGTCACAACAATCGACGGCGGCCACATCAACACCGGCCTAATAACGCTGACCGGCGATAACGTAGCGGGCATGGCAGTTAGGTTGGGCAAGTCTAACTATACCTCTACAACAGCGGGCTTTTGGCTGGGCAATATCGGCACGTCTGCCTCCATACAGCCCAGATTCAACATCGGCACGTCATCCAAGTTTCTGAAGTTTGACGGTACTGATGTAGAAACTAAAGGCATATTCATTAAGGATACCGCTGGTAATACGGTATTTGACGCCGATGAAATTGACGGCGTTTACATCAAAGACCTGTCAGTAGATACAGCCGCTATTGCAGATGCGGCGGTAGATACCCTGCAAATTGCAGGAAACGCGGTAACTATCCCAGAAGGCGCAGACGGGTCTATAAGCATATCGCTTAGCACAACGTTCGCTAAATGCGGCGAAGTGACGGTTGATTACGGTGCTGTAAATAAGAATCCTAGCGCGGCGATTGCGATTGGTGGCGTTCAGGTTGCGGCTGATGGCTCAGCAAGCCAAGGCTTGCAGGTGGCATTGCGTAGGGTTTATGGCTCTGGCGGCTATAACGGCAAAAGTAACACCAATTCAATACGGAACGATTTTGGCGGGCAAACAATAACCGGCGGCAAGTGGGATATCGTGCAGGTTAACAGTTATACGACGTTTAAATTTGAAATCTGGGCCAAGGTAAGTACAGGTACGCGAACCGCCAACCGATTTTTTATAGCAGTGATGGGAAGCAAGCGATGACGGTAGCGGTCATATATGATGACGATGGCAAAATAACCATTCTGCGGTCTGGCCGCGAATCTGGCGTAAGGACGGACGCAGAGGCTACAGGGCAAAGCTACGTCATAACAGAGGATGATGTAGACCCAGAACAGCACTATGTCCGTGTCAGCACCGATGAAATCGTGTCATATCCTGCAAGACCGTCGCAGGCGCATTTTTTCAACTACAACACCGAAACGTGGGAGCTATCCCTAGAGGTTGCAAAGTCGCAAAAATGGGATGAATTAAAGCTAGACCGCGAAGATCAAGAGTTTGGCACGTTTACATGGAACGGATGGGAGTTTGACGCAGACGCGGATAGTCAGGCGCGTATCAACGCGGCAGTGCAGGCGGCAATACTAGACGATACCTATACCGATACATGGACGCTTGCGGACAATAGCACGCAGGCTTTGACAGCTACGCAGTTAAAGGATGCAGGTAAAGCACTGGCTGACCACATTAAAGCGGCGCACGAGCGTGGTAGAATACTACGGCAGCAAGTCAATAACGCAACAACCGTTGAGCAACTGGAGGCCATAAGCTGGTGAGTACGATAAACCTTGTATCAGGCGACACTAGGCCAGCCATAGAGCTTACGCTTACGCGAGAGGACACTGGTGCCGCTATTGATCTGTCTGACGCTACCGTAGAGATGAAATTCCGCAAAAAGGGCGCAGTTACAGTGCTTCTTACTAAAACGTCCGTAGCCTCATCGTCTGACGCTGAGAGCGGTAAGGCCGTATTTCAATGGTCATCTGGCGATCTAGATGTATCCGCAGGCGCATACGAAGGCGAAGTTAGCTTTACGGTAGGCGATAACACGGAGACAGTTTTAGAGCTTTTAGACTTTAATTTGCGCGATGACTTCTAAAGTCACAATAAAAGTAGCTTATGCAGAGCTAGCCGCAGCGGCTAATTATGCAAAAATATCAGCTACACGGCTGTTTAACCTTGTCAATGAAGTAGCTAAGTCGCTAGCGTCTGGCGCATCGCTTTCTGATGCTATTGCCAAAGCCATAACATCGGCAAAAAATGACGCCGCTAATGTCGCGGATGCGCATTCTGCGAGTGTTACGACGGCCAAAACGGATATTGCGGCGATAGCGGACGCGGTAGAGTTTGCTAGAGGCAGGTTGGTTAGCGATGCGGCTGGCCTCACTGACGCGCAAAAGTTTGATATCACCAAGGCGTTAAGCGATGAGCCCGCAATCACTGATCTTGTCGCCAAGCACCTCACCAAGACATTTGCCGACAGCATATCTATTACCGATTCTGCGCAAGACACAACGGGTTTGGCAGTACAGGAGCTTACGGACTCATCTGGCGCTAGCGACGCGATTGTTAAGGCTGTCGTGTCAGCGCTACAAGAGTCCGTAGGGCTTACTGACGCGGTAGTTAAAGCCGTCACGTCTGCGCTGTTAGATAGCGCGGTAGCAACGGATGCGCTGGCTAAAACGATTGGTACTACAAAGGCAGACCAAGCGGCTGTTACAGACGCTGCGGCTAAGGCGGTCAACGCCAAAAACGCTGAGACGGCTACGGTAAATGATGATAAAATTCTGTCCGTTGCGCTTAATAAAGCGGACGTTTCAAATGCCACAGATAACGGCACATACAGGGGCCAAGGTTATTGTGACTTTACCTATTTTGCCGAAGATTACGTTGGATATTCAGGGACTTTTTAAATGAAAGATACTCTCAAGCTGAAAGGTCGGGTCAACCTTAAACTTATTGGCCCAGATGGCGGTATTAAAGACGAGTGCGATATTGACAACCTAGTGGTAGACGCTGGACTAGATCATATCGCCGCCAGAATCAAAGATGCGACAGAGACGGCAATGACACACTATGCCGTGGGGTCAGGGTCTACCGCTGCGGCGGCGGCTGATACTGATCTAGGATCAATTCTTGGCAGTCGCGTAACGCTTACGTCTACAACGGTCACCGATAACGAAGTGGCTTATGTTGCGGACTTTGGCGCTGGCGTATCTACGGGCGCAATTACAGAGGCGGGCGTGTTCAACGCATCTACGGGCGGCACCATGCTTGCTCGCGTAGTGTTCAGCACTATTAACAAAGCCGCTGACGATACTCTGCAAATTACCCACACGATCACTCTTAGCGCATCGTAAGGAGGTAGCTAATGGCTACCATTACGACTCGGAGCGGGAAGGGAAGCCCGCTAACGAACAGTGAAGTTGACGCCAACTTTACAAACCTCAATACCGACAAGCTAGAAGATGCGGCGGGATCGGCAGCGTCTGATGGAAATGAGTATGTAAGGAAGGATGGCGATTGGGCTGTAGCTACAGGTGGCGGCGGCGGGGCTAGCGTAACAACGTCTGCGACCGCCCCGTCTAGCCCTTCTGATGGCGATCTATGGTTCTCAGAAACCAATGGCGTTACCTACGTTTACTATAACGATGGCAATTCAAGCCAATGGGTAGCGTCTGGTACTCCATCTGCTTCCGTTTCTGGCGGCACCACTCTCGACGGCTTAACTGATACAAATCTCGGCACTCCTGCTGATGGAGATCAGCTTGCTTATGATTCCGCTACATCAAAATGGATTTCAGAAGCGCCGACGTCTGTATTTGTTAGAGAGGCAGATACTTGGCAAAGTGCTGCGTATCAACTGAATGGAGCCGCACTAACAGGTACATGGTCGCGTCTGGGGGTTGCTGTCGGCACGGGAATGTCCGTATCTAGCGGTGTTTTTACATTCCCCTCGACAGGTAAATACAGGGTACAGGCAGAATTTGAGTTTTCGTGTTTTGGCTCTGCGGTAGAAGCGGCTATTTCATGGACGCAGAACGGTGGAACAAGCTGGGGTAATTTAGTGACCTGCACCGGAACACTTGGGGATTCCACAACAGATATTAGCAATGGAACCGCTACGCTTATATTAGATATTCAGTCTACGGCCAACAATCAAGTAAGAATATATGGCGTTAGCGCAGGCGCGGGCGATTCTGTTAGCGCAAGATTGCATTTTGAAAGGCTGGGTGACACATGAGCTTAGATTTTCCCGCTAGCCCGTCTAATGGCGATGTATTTAATGGTTTTGTATATAACTCTACGCTCGGCGCATGGGATGTCGCTACAAGTAGCGGAAAATTCACAGTCACAGCTAGCGGGTCAACGGCATACGTTTTTGACGGGTCTGGCACTATTTCCGACTCCAATCCAACCCTTTACCTGACTAGAGGGCAAACATACGACTTTGATGTAGACGCTACTGGGCATCCGTTTTATATAAAAACCGTAAGCGGCACCGGAACGGGTAACGCTTACTCTGATGGCGTAACCAATAACGGCACCGAAAGCGGCACAGTCACTTTTACCGTTCAGATGGACGCTCCTGATACGCTGTATTACAACTGCGCTAATCACAGCGCTATGGCTGGCACGATATATGTGCTGGACTCTACTCTCGGGCTTTCTGACTTTTCAGTAACCACAAATTCAGCAGGAACAGCCGCGCTTACATATAGCAACAGCACGGGGGTTTTCACTTACACCCCGCCTGATTTGTCTAGCTATCTGACCTCAGAGGTCAACGACTTAACTGCATCAGTCACATGGGCTGACGTGCCTAGCGCAAATATCACTGAGCTAGCCGTTACCCAGCATGAGGCTGCATTAAGCATTACCAGCACTCAGGTGACGGACTTTAGCGAGGCCGTTGATGATGAGGTAAACACGCTGTTGCAGGCCGGTCTGGGCGTTGACCTGACGTATGACGATGCGAACAACGAGCTAACAATAGATTCTAACCATGTAGAAGTTGCCTGTACTAATAACTCAGGCGCATCTATTAGCGTTGGCACGCCCGTGTATCAAACAGGGGCAAGCGGTAATAACATCACTATAGCGCCAGCAGATGCGGATGACGCTGCGAAGATGCCCGCAATCGGGCTTACTGCCTCAACCATTGCAAACGGAAGTGATGGCACTGTGGTTATCATGGGCGTTGTTACTGGCCTAGATACATCGGCGTTTACGGCTGGCGATGTGGTCTATGTTGGCACTACGGCTGGCACCCTAACGACTAGCCCCCCGACTGGTGAATCCGGTCTGATACAAAACTTTGGCAGGGTGCTGAAGGTCAATGCTTCTAGTGGCTCGATTGCTGTTATGGGCGCGGGCAGAGCTAATGCTGTCGCAAACCTAAATGACGGAAACGTCTTTATCGGTAACGCCAGCAACCAAGCAGAAGCACGGGCGCTTGTAGAGGCGGACATTAGCGACCTTGGCACTTATCTAAGCTCGGTTACTTTCTCTGACATAGATGGCGCGGCTGTATTGCTGTCTACGGAGACGTTTGCAGACGTTGATACCCAGCTAATGACGGCGGCGGCTATCGACGATCGCATCGAGTCCAAGGGCTATATCACCAGCTACACGGTCACACAAAGTGATGTCACAACGCATCAGGCCGCGCTTTCAATAACAGAGTCGCAGATCAGTGACTTTGGCACATATACGAATTACGCCAATTCTGATGTAGATGCACACTTGAATACCAGCACTGCCGCGACGAACGAAGTATTAAGCTGGAACGGCACAGATTACGATTGGGTCGCGCAATCCGGTGGCGGCGGTGGCATTGCCCTAACAGACCTGTCAGTAACCACCAATTCCGTAGGCACGGCGGCTCTTAGCTATAACAATACAACAGGCGTATTCAGCTATACCCCGCCAGACCTATCTAGCTACCTTACAAGTTACACGGTCACAGAAAGTGACGTGACGGCGCATGAAGCGGCCCTGTCTATTGCAGACAGCCAAATTAGTACCACAGTATATTCGCTCACTGGTACGGCCATTGATCCCACCAACGGCGGCATTCAGACAAAGACCATTTCGGCTAATACGACATTCACAGAGACTTTAGCCTCTGGAGAGAGTGTGGTGCTGATGCTGGAAGGCGCGGCGTCCTACACAATCACATGGCCTACGATAACGTGGGTCACAAGCTCTGGTAATTCTGCCCCTACGCTCACCGCTAAAGACACGCTTGTACTTTGGAAGGTCAGCACAACGCTATACGGGGCTTATGTAGGTAGCTACGCATGAAGCCTTTAGACAAGGCTCTGATGGCCGCCGCAGGCAATGTCGGCGGGGCGGCACCGCCGTCTAATGCGTGGGATCTCGATTATGCAGAGCTAGAGCTAGACTCAACACTCTTGGGAGATGTTTCTAGCATTACGCACGTACAATTAAATGAAACAGTAAATATTGGCGGCAATTCTCAGGGATTATTTTTCAAGCCTGATGGCACCAAAATGTACATTGTTGGATCAGGTAGCGACACTGTAAAAGAGTACACATTAACCACTGCATGGGATGTTGACACTGCATCCTTAGCGTATTCGCTTGCCGTCGGCTCCCAAGAAGCGACTTCCGCCGCGTTGGTGTTTAAGCCTGACGGCACCAAGTTCTATATTGCTGGTACTACCAACGACACTGTGTACGAATATGATATGTCTACTGCGTGGGATGTCAGCACGGCAAGCTATAACCAAGGCTTTTCAATTAGTACACAAGAGGCAGAGCCAAGGGGAATTAGGTTTAAACCGGATGGCACTAAAATGTTCATCACCGGCTCTAATGGTGACGAGGTAAACGAATACGACCTAAGCACAGCGTGGGATGTAAGCACTGCAAGCTATTCACAAAACTTTTCCGTATCCGCACAAGAGACTTTTCCGCAGGATTTATTCTTTTCAGATGACGGTGAAACCATGTGGATACTTGGTTCCAGTGGCGATGATATCAACCAGTACACCCTGTCTACAGCGTGGGACATCAGCACTGCAAGTTATTCTCAAACTTCCGTCTCTCTTCTTGACTACGAAAGATTTCCTTCGGCGATGTATATAACCTCAGACCAAAAAAAACTTTTCATAATTGGTTACTACGATGACGATATAGATGTATATATGTTCGGAGTCAAACAATTATCTATTTTATCGCAAGAGGCAAATACTAACTCCATATTTTTCAAAGACGACGGTACTAAAATGTATTTGATGGGACAATCTGGCGACGACATCAATGAATACAATTTAACCACCGCATGGGATATCACTACCGCATCGTATTCTCAACAAACGTCAGTAGGTACACAGGATACCGTTCCGCAGGGGCTTTACATAAAGTCTGACGGAACCGCGCTGTATATGACTGGAAGCACCGGCGACTCTGTATATCAATACAGCTTATCAACAGCATGGGACATAAGCACTTTAAGTTATGTCCGCACTTTTTCCGTTTCTAGCCAACAAGGTGGCCCGCTTGGTGTCGAATTTAAGCCTGATGGCACAAAAATGTATGTATGCGGCACAACAGGCGACAGAATTAGCGAATACAGCCTAAGCACCGCGTGGGACATAAGCACGGCGAGTCATGAGCAGGATCTTACTGGATTGACTAGTAATGCAAACAATCCGGGCGAAGTCCGCTTTAAGCCTGACGGAACAAAATTTTTTGTAACACAGTCAGTGGGTAGTTCTCATGTTGCTGAATACCAGCTATCCACTGCGTGGGACATTAGCACAGCAACTTATGCGACAAAAAAAGAGGGGTTATCATTAGAAGTCACCCTGCACGGATTGTATGTCAAGCCTGATGGCACAAAATACTACGTTGTTGGTCGTACCTTAGACACAGTTTACCAATACGCAATTGGATAAAGGTTAAGCGATGTATGTAAAAACAGACAATAACGAGTTAGTCCAGTATCCGTACAGCATTGAGCAGTTTCGTGC